TGGACGAGATTAAGGAGTACGACAAATCTTCTGCTGTGAACTCGTTCAAGCTTAACGGCATGGACGCGTGGCTAAGCCGTGAAGACCGCATAGGCACTAGCAGGGCTATCCAATTGGACAAGGAGAATGGCCAAACCGAGAGCGAGATATGGCTAAACGGCTTTTGCCTAAATGTGAATTGCGACCTAGCATTGAAAATGCTGGGCATGGTAGGACATTACGCCTACAAGGCCTACAACCGCACGCAGGCTCACATCCATGCGGTGCGAGGATTGAAGTCGATTGAGGCGGTACAGAAATACGACTACATGGTCGGCTATCCAGAGAAGTTGGACTTAAAGACAATGTGATATGGCAGTAATCAGTGTAATTATTTTGGCGACATACCTAGTCGCGATGGGGCTGGCATACGGAGTGAAAGAGTACGTCAGCGATAATTATTATATCGGCAAGCATCCGTGGCTGTTCTCTGTGGTTATGTCCGTAAGTGGTGGGCTGATGCTGCCCCCGATGTTGGAAAAAGGCGGTGACGCTCCATTCTTGGCCTTGTTCGCGGTATTCGGGCTGCTGATAGTCGCCATTGCCCCACATTATAAGGTCAACAAGATGCACGCCGTCGGAGCTTTCACTGCATTGATATGCGGTGTGATGTGGGCAATGTCATTCCATACGCGGATTGTGGCATGTGTGGCGATGGCGTGGGGCTGCTATTGGGCGGCTAAGTTGCCTAAGCCATACTATGTGGGCGAGGTACTGGCTTTCGGGCTTATATACGGAACATTATTAATTTAAAAATAAATGCTTAAAGACAAATTATGGGAAAGGTGATTGTAATCTTATGGATTTTGTTCGGGCTGTACCTGCTGGTCATGGCAGCGATGGTGGCAGACCTGTGGTCGGGAGTTAGAAAGGCGAAGAAGTTGGGTATTGCTGCGTCCAGTTATGGTTTCAAGAGAACCGTCGACAAGGCTGCCAAGTATTATAATCTCATGATTGCCCTCACGGTGATAGATGCCATGCACATGGCGGCGATATGGTATTTGGAAGAGTATTACCAATACCATTTGCCGATGTTCCCCTTTATAACATTGCTAGGGGCTATCTGCATCGGGCTTATCGAGATTAAGTCCATCTACGAAAAGGCGGAAGATAAAGTGCGCATCGATAATGTGGCTGCATTGGCCAAACAGATTATCGTACACCGCGACAGCATGGACGAGATTGCCAACGCGGTGGGCGAATATATGAAAAAGAAAGAAAACGAAAAAGAAAAGGAGGAAAAGTAATGGAAATGATTAAGAGCTTTTTGAAAAAGTTGAGTTTGACAAAAGTAGTGTTCGTCACCCTCGGCCTTGTGTTCGGCTTTGTGTCGATGTTGACCGAGAGTGAGGCCGAGTACAATTGGGTGTTCGCGCTCATTGCCTGCGCCATCATGTGCGCCTTTTTGGAGGCTATGCACGCGGTAATGGTGAAACCCAAGGTAGAGGAAGAGGAAGAAGAGAAAGAGAAAGTCAAGAAACCTCGTTACGATTGGCGTAATCCTGTTGTGGCGTTGGTGGCTACTGCCGTATCTATCGGAATATGTTTACTGCTATGAAGTTGACAGAAAGATTGGCAAGTTTCGGCTCGGACAGGTGGATGCACGTTACCGCATCCCTTGTCCTTGCCGACATCACCACGCGATGCTTGCGCAGGTGTGGCGCAGGAGGCCTTATCTCCGCTTGCGTTGGCTTTGGCGTGAGCTTGGCGGTTGGCATCGGCAAAGAGTTGTACGACAAGTTCAAGGAGAAAGAAACGTTTGATTGGGGCGACATCAAGGCCGACATCGTTGGTGCTGTATGTGGCTCTGTAATTGGAATGGTATGAGACAGATTTATGAATTGGTGGTGCATTGTAGTGCCACTCCCGAGGGACGCGACTACACGGTTGACGACATAACGAGGTGGCACAAGGCGCGCGGTTTTGACACGATAGGCTACCATTACGTGGTTTATCGAAATGGTGAAATTCACGTTGGCAGGCCTGAATATGTGCAGGGCGCACACGCACGCGGACACAACCGAAACAGCATCGGGGTGTGTTACATCGGTGGCTGTGCCGAGGACGGCAAGACACCCAAAGACACACGCACTCCCGAACAAAAGGAAGCTTTAACAAAGCTTTTGCGCGGATTAAGAAGGAAGTACCCCGAGGCAAAGATATTTGGGCATCGTGACTTCGACAAGCACAAGGCATGCCCAAGCTTTGACGCAAGGGGTGAATATAAGGACTTGTAATTATTAACAAAGGCGTTCTTTGACTTGGTGGGACTGCAAAAATTAGCTTTTTTGTTGTTTGTGGCTAACAAAATGACTATCTTTGCAAGATAACACAAAAAAGAATGGACATGCAGATAAAATTTGACGGGCAAGAAAGTGCCATTGATGCCAATACACTGATAAGCGTGTTGTTACACTACCAAACAGTGGTGAGGGAAGCTAACGACACTTATGGTGGAGGCACAAGAGACGTGCGACTTCAAGTTAATGCTATAAAGAAAGGGTCTTTCATCATAGACCTTGAAGTTGTCCAATCTTTCATGAAGACCCTATTTTGCAAAGATACAGCTGAATATGTTGCGTCGGTGGCAGGTATAGCCACTTTCTGCTATAAGGCGTATAAGCGAATGAAGGGGAAACCTGTTAAGACAGAAGAAGACAAAAGGAAAGTCGAAGGCTTCGTGGTTAACGGCGATATCAATGTTAGCATCAACGTATATAACGAGCGTCAGACACGAGAAGCCATATCCAAGTCCATACAAGCTGCGGACGAAGACCCGTCTGTGGATGGATTTTCAGTAATAGATAAAGATGGGAACGAGGTTTCTTCGTTCGACCGCTCCGAGTTTAAGGAGTACACTTACGATGATTTCGAAAATGAAGAAGACATCCCCGATGAACGCATTGTTGAAAATGATGCCACCTTGGTTATTGTCGGCCTTAGTTTCGAAAAAGGCAGCAAGTGGCAATTTATGTACAATGGTTTTAAAATACCTATCGTTGTCAAGGACGATGCCCTCATGAAAAAAATTGATGAGGGAGAGAGGTTCGGCAAGGGCGACTCCATCCGTGTAAAATTGCGGATAATACAAAAGTATAGCAAGGAATATAAGACGTTCGAAAACAAGTCTTACAAGATAGTTGAGTTCTACGAGCATATCGTACCTCCACGAGAGCGTAATTTTTTCGAGTAGAACTTATTGAACATAACAGATAAGCGGCAGTTCCACCATTTCAGGAATTGCCGCTATTTTTTTTATTTATGAAAGGAAAGAACATTCTAATATTGGTATTGCTGACTATCGCCTTTGCCTTAGGATTTTACCTAGGGAAAGGTGGGAAAGGCGAAGAGCGCGTAAAGGAGCGCATTAAGACGGAGGTGGTGACAAAGTACGACACCATCAAAGCGGCAGCTCCCAAACCTGTCCACGACACCATCATCAAGTGGCAGGAGGCGAGAGTTCCAATCTATCATCCTCGTGACTGCACGAAAATGATAGGGGGCGCAGACAGTGCGAACGTGAGGTTGCCTATTTCCCAGCGCGTATATAGGGACAGCAATTATACGGCATGGGTAAGCGGTTACAAACCATCGTTGGACAGCATACACACGTACAACAAGATGGTATACACCACACGGACTATCGAGCGAACTATAACCAAGCCTCCGCGGAAATGGGGCATCGGCATCAACGCTGGTTACGGATATGGCATTAACTCTAAATTATTCGAACCGTACATCGGCGTTGGCGTGACGTATGTAATTTTTTAGTTTCATAGGTTTTGTTTTAAATGTTATTAGATTTGGGTGTGTCGCGATGATACGCCCTTTCTTTGAAAAATCAAAAAAAATACGTACCTTTGCCGTAACTGATTTAATCAGTTGCGTTGAATTGCCTCTCGAAGCTGATTTCTATCAACTCGGGAGGCTCTTTCATTAAATATGTTACCAGTTTGTTACTCATATAGCTTCAATCACACAAACACACCATCATAATCAGTTAATTAACATCAACTTATAACAATAAACAGTCCCGAACTTTACATTTTGCATCGG